TGATGATGGCGCAGATGGCACTTCAACTTGCCCAGAACTCGCCTCCTGGTATGTTCAACTTAGAAGCCTTAAATAGAACTATTCTTAATTCAGCTAATATGCCAAATGTTGAAGAGATACTACCACCTAAACAACAGCCACAGAAACTTGATCCTGTATCAGATATCATGGCTGCAACTAAAGGATTACCAATTGCAGCTTTCCCAGGACAGGACCATGAAGCACATATTCAGGTGAAGATGGCTTATCTTCAAGATCCGGCTAATGGAGCTAATCCTATTATGCAACGGATTGCTCCTGTTATTCAAGCTAATATTCAAGAACATTCTGTTATGAAGTATCAGGAACAGATGAGTGGTATGACCCAACAGTTAACACAGGGAGCACAAGATCCTGCTGCTATTGAACAGGCTATGGCACAGGCTGCTCAACAGGTCATGCAAGCTAATCAGATGGCTGCACAGGGAATGGGACAGTCTGTTGAACAACAAACTATTCAATTACAAAAAGATCAATTAATGCTTGAGAAAGAAAAGTTAGATTTAACCTCTCTTAAAGATACGGCTGAAATGCAACTTAAGAATAGGGAACTTAATCTTAAAGAAGATACTTTAAAAGTTCAAACAATTAGGGAAGGTGCTGTTGGACTAATGAAATCAGAAGAAAAAGAAAAAGATCGTCTAGCTAAAAAAGCAGAGAATGCTTTGAAAGTTCTAGCAGATGTTTCTAAAGTAACAATAGAAGATGAAACTAAGAAGAAGTTGAAGTTGGCTGATATTAAAGCTGACTTCGCTAAAGAAGAAGAGCGTACTGAACGTGATATAGAATTAGCAAATATTAAAACCCACAGAGATGAAAGACTAGAAGGAGAGGAATAAATTATGAGTAAAGCAAAAAATCAGGGTGTATGGGGTAATAATAATAACAGTCGTTCCGTTGGTGACTGGGATGATGTAGATTACTCTAGCTGGAGTGTTAGGGCTAAGAAGGGTATTACAGAAGAATTTCCATCTGATACCTATGATATTCCAAATCCAATAAAGAGTACCCGTGAAAATAAAGGTCCAAGTTTATCATAGGAGATAAGAATGAAAGAATGGATAAAAAATTTTATTATAGCTGGACATTGTCAATGCGGGACTTCATGTAAGGCTATGTGGATTAGTTTAATTGCATTGGGTATTTCTATCTGGGCGATTGTATCCTAATGGATATTTGGGATGAAGTAATTACATCTTATAATAAAGAAATAGAGACGTTAAAAAATTCTCTAGCATCTGGAAGTATAGAAGACTATGCTCACTATAGACAATTAGTAGGATCTATTAGTAGTATAGAATGGTCACGACAACAATTAACTGACATACTTAAACGTAGACAATATTCAGATGACGAAGAGGATTAATAAATGAGACAACCACAACTAGCTAATGCTATTAAGAATGACGAATGGATCGATGCGATAGACGGTGATGTAGAATTAATTGAACCACCGCATCTTCCTGGGTTCCATATCCTAGTCAGACCTTTTTCCGTAAAGGAAAAGACTAAGAGTGGTATCTTTATTCCAGACTCACTAAAGGATGATATAGCTTATCTTACTACTGTAGGTAAAGTAGAAATAGTAGGTGACTTAGCCTATCAGGATGAGCATAAGTTTCCGAAGGGTCCGTGGTGTGAAGAGGGTGATTTTGTTTGTTATGGTAAACATAGTGGACAGAAATTATTCTATCAGGGCCAACGGTTTATCTTACTATTTGATGACCAGATCCTAATGCGAGTAGACTCCCCGAAACACTTAGATCCAACATTTAATCTAAGTTAATAAAAAACTTGCGTACTAGGCACTTAATAGTGTATAATATAACCATTAGACGTAAATACGTTTGACTCGTCAACAACGGAGAATATCATGAGTGAAGAAGAAAAAGAAATTGAAGTAAAAGAAAGTGAAGATGGTAGCTGGAACCAAATTACTATTCCAGAAGGAGAAAATATACAGGTTGAAGTTACAAATGAACCTGTAGAAAAAGTTACCGCTGCTGAAACTAAATCAGAGCCAGAGCCAGAAAAGTCTGTATCTACATCAGATGATCCTGAGTTGGATGGTATTGAAACTAAGGGAGCGGAAAAAAGAATCCGTAAATTAATTCGTCAACGTAAAGATCGTGACGAAGAAATTCAAAAGTTAATGAATCAAAATAATGATCTTCAATCTAAACTAAGTACTAAAGAAACTGAAGTTACTACGAATGTTAAACATAATATTGAGTTGAGTTCAAAACAAGTTGATGATAAGATTGAATTAGCTAGGGCTGCATATCTCAATGCATTCGATAGCGGGGATAAAGAACAGTTACTTCAATCACAAGAAATTTTAAATCAGGCTCAATTTGAGAAGCAACGTATAGATGAAGCTAAAACAGCATTAACTGAATATGAAACAACACAACAGAACCAACAAACGGTTCAGCAACAACAAGAGGAGTTTACTCCAGATCCTAAAGCAATGAGGTGGGCATCTGAAAATGACTGGTTTGGTCAGGATCAAATTATGACCTACGGAGCTTTAGAGATTGATAAACAATTAAAGGCAGAGGGATATGATCCTTCTGATGACGATTTTTATGAAGAAGTGAATCTTCGGCTTCGGGATACTTTCCCCAATAAATTTGGAGAAACTCCTGAACCAACTAATTCACAACCCCGTCAGCAGGAAACGTCACCTGCTCAAGTGGTGGCTGGTACGTCACGCTCACCCAGTACTGCCAGTAACCGAAAGGTTAAGTTAAGCCAGGAAGATGTACGGTTGGCTAATAAATGGCAGATACCACTTGAAGTATATGCAGCAGAAAAGCTTAAAGTTGATAAGGCTGAAGGCGAGTATACTAATATCATAACCAATAAGCGTGGAGGATAATAATCATGGCACGGACAGAATCACGTAGTTCACAAGAAAGGGAAAGTCAAACCAGAGAAGAAACCACTTATACCTTTGAAGAAGAAGATGCTCTAACTATTCCTGAAGAGGTAACGGATAGATTTAAAAATCAAGGTATGGTTCTTCGTTGGGTACGAATTCAGATACGAGGCGTAGACGACTATCAAAATGTTGGAAAGCGTCAAAGAGATGGATGGGTGTTCGTAACACCAGATGAGGTACCAGAATTGGGAGCAAGCTCTACCGTGATGGAGAGAGGTCGCTATGCAGGTACAGTTGTTAGGGGCGATGTAGCCCTTGCAAAAATGCCTGAAGATCGTGCAATAGCGAGACGGGAATACTTTGTGAAGAAGGCTGATGATTTAATGAATGCGGTTAATAGCCAATTAATGAATAACTCTGATTCACGTATGCCCATTTTTAATAATAGTAAGTCAACCGTGACTAAAGGAAAGAGTCCTAAATTTCAGGACTAAGACTTTTAGTTTGATTATATAAAGGAGAGACTAAATGGATACTAAAGCCCTAACTGGTCTTCATCCTGCACGTGTATATGGTTCTGGTGCTAATAGTACTGGTATTAAAAAGTTGCCGATTGCTTCGGCTGACGCTCGTAATATTTTCACTGGTGATCTTGTAAAAGTGAGCCTGGGAAATATTGAGCCAGTAAGTGCCGCTGCTGATTATGCCGTTGGTGTATTCCAAGGCGTATACTATGAAGCTGACGGTGTGCCAACATGGAAGAAATATTGGCCCGCTAATACTTCAGCTAGTAATATTGAAGCAATGGTAATGGTAGATCCTGATATGACGTACTATATTGGAGCGGATGCTTCATGTACGGCAGGAGATATCTATCTTAACTTTGACCTTACACTTGGAAGCGGAAATACTGCGACTGGTGTTTCTGGTTTTGGATTGAAGGCTGCTACAAGAGTAGCGACAACTGCCCAAGTAAAGGCCGTTGGCGTTAAAGACGTACCTGGAAACGACATTGCTATCGCAGCAGACAGCGCATTTCCTATTATGGCAGTTAAAATACTGCGTAGTGAAATGAATATGTTTGATGTAGCGGCTAGTGTTGTTGGCCCAATTTAAATAGGGAGGATATAATATGGCTATTTCAAGAGCTAGTATTGCCAAAGAACTCCTTCCTGGTCTTAATGCCGTATTCGGTCTTGAGTACGGGGAGGTTAATAATGAACTAGAGCCACTTTATGAGAGCGAAAATTCTGATCGTGCTTTTGAAGAGGAAGTAATGTTCACTGGCTTCGGAACTGCACCTGTTAAGGGTGAGGGTTCAGCAGTCAGCTACGATACCGCACAAGAAACTTACGTTTCTCGTTACACCAACGAAACGGTTGCTCTCGCATTTGCAATCACGGAAGAAGCTATGGAAGATAATCTTTATGATACCTTCTCTAAACTTCGTGCTCGTGGTCTTGCTCGTGCAATGGCAAACACTAAGCAGGTAAAGGGTGCTGATGTATTTAATAATGCATTTAGTACTGCCGCTGCTTGGGTTGGTGGAGATGGCGTAGCGTTTATTAGTGCATCACACCCAACGGTTTCAGGGACAACTCAGTCTAATCTAATGGCTGCTTCGGATCTTTCGGAGTCTGCTTTGGAGACTGCCTTGACGAGTATTCAGAAGATCAAGGATGATCGGAATATTCTGATTGGTGCTTCGGCTGAATCACTTCATATCCCGCCTGATCTCTGGGCTACGGCAGATCAAATTCTGCACTCGCCTGGAACGACTACGGCTGGTGGAACTGGTGATGGAACATATGCTCAGAATAGTATTAATGCTGTTCGGCATATGGGTATGGTTCCTGATGGGTTCTTTGTGAATCGTAGGTTTACAAACACTAACGACTACTTCATTAAAACTGATGTACCTAATGGTACAAAAATGTTTAATCGTGTTCCGCTTCAAACGAAGATGGAACCTGATTTTGATACTGGTAATCTCCGCTTCAAGGCTCGTGAGCGTTATAGCTTCGGGTTCTCTGACTGGCGTGGTTACTTCGGTAGTGCAGGTAGCTAATACCAAAAGATATAGGAGAGAGTGTAAAAACTCTCTTCTACTTCTTTACTAGATTGAAGGGACGAATATGGCTACAAATATTAAAACTGCAACAGTTACTGGAAGTGGACAACCTATAGATTATTCTACCTCAACTGTACCAACTACAGCTACAGGTGGAATGGGAGATGTTATTGCAGTAGGTACTCGCCTTATTGGTATTACGGCTGCTGTTACTGGAACTTGTAATATCACAGATACTTTTACTTCTGTCAATACTGAAAAGACTTTGACTCGTATTAAGTTTGCTGGTGATCGTGATACTTATTTTGGTGAGCAGGGTGTAAAATTCTTAGGTAAGATTATGGTATCTGCACCAACTTCTAATTCTGTTGTCATGATTTACTATGGTTAATCATGCCTGACTATGATTACTTGATCACAGATGTAAAAAATACAACAGAGAATGACTCAACAGAATTAGCCACTCAATTACCAAAGATTGTTAATAAGGCAGAAAATAAACTAACTACTGACTTAGATGATCATGGTTTAACTGTATATACATCTATAGCGATCCCGTCAGGACAGGCCGTTGTTACTATTCCTAGTGGTACTCGTATCGTTAGGAATTTCTCCATGACTCAGGATGGGTCACGGAAGAATATGTTATTGCGTACAATGGAGTATGTAAATGATTTCTGGCCTGTAAGCGCCAGTACCAGTGCTCCAATTTATTATGCCTATAGAGGTAATACTGAAATACGAATTGCTCCTACTCCAGTATCTACACATGATGGTGAGATTATGACGGTAGTAAGACCAACTACTCTTACCTCTACAGGAACTACATCCAACTACTTTACAGATTTTTGTTATGATGCCTTATTTACTGCATGTATGGTAGAGGCATCTTTATTTATGAAAGACTCAACAGCTACTCAATTATGGGAAACACAGTATCAGTATCACATTAATGCACTACGTAATCAGGCACGTAGGACTAGACAGGATGATATGGCAGTTAATGCCAGCCCTGCCGGTGGACCTGATACACTGATTAGAGGATCAACCTAATGGCTATTAGTAGAGCTAATATTGCGATGGAAATTAAAAGACCTGGAAGAAAGAAAAAGAAAAAGAAACTTAATATTAAAAAAGCTATAAAGAAACCTGGAGCATTAAGAAAAGAACTGGGGATTAAAAAAGGTGAAAAAATTTCCAAAGCTAAATTAAATGCTGCTGCTAAGTCTAAAGGAAAAAAAGGACAGAGAGCAAGATTTGCTTTACTACTTGACAAAGTAAGAAAAAAGAAAGGGAGAGCATAATGGCTATTAAAAAAGAAGATTCAAAACTACCTGTAGCAAAGCCAACAGGTCAGGGGTTTGGTGCAGCACATACAGGTCCAGCCGTTCATGGTCCTATCTATGCTGTATGTGATGTAGACTATCCACAGGGCGAAAGCTTCCCTATAGATCATAGTAATACTTATAAGAGGGAAGGACAGTAAGATGGTTGCTCCAGCCATTGCAAAATTAGCTGCTCAAGCAGCAAAGGCTGCTTTAAAACTTTTAAAGAAACCATCTATAATGGTGGATGATACTGCTAAGTTTGCAAAGAAATTTGGTGAGAAAAAGGCAGTTGAGCATCTTGGACAAACGAGAGTTAATAAAGCAAAAGCAGCTATAGCTAAGAAAGCTGATAAGAAGAAGGGTAAGAAAAAGAAACCTAAACCTAAAAAGAAATGGACTAAAAAAGATTTAGCTCATATGAGTAAAGAAGAACGTGGAGAATTTAGTAAACTAAGAAAACAACAAGAGCGAGATGCTAAAGGTAGTAGTAGTGGTGGAGGTTCTACAGCGGGTGGAGCAAGAGAACAAACACTAGTACGCCAAGGTAGGAGAGCATCTCCCCATACTGGTGCTGCTGTTCCACGAGGAACTAAGGCACCCAAAGTTAAATATCCTCGTCAAAAA